GAAACGCTTAATCCTAGAGTAAAGGATCGGTCTCACAAGCCGAGTAAGCCAGTGTAAGCTGCGTTTGAAGTATCTCGAAAGTTGCCGTGGGTCCGTTGTTAGCGGACTGTCGTAGACAGAAGGGGTTGAAGTCCGAAGACCCCAACGAATGTAGTGACTCTTGATCACTTACGGAACGAGACAACTTCACCTCAAGGTGTTGCTCATTCGTGCTCTACGATCGGCCAAATGGAGTTTCCAAAGCTCACAGCTCAGGAAAAAAAGTTTAACACTTCATTTGCCCAGTCCGTTGACGAGTTCACGGAACTTGTAGGGTGGCTTTCTTGTGCACATTGCACTAAGCTCCCAAGCGTTCCATCGTTCAAGGACCCAATCGCTTTCAAGAAGTTTTGCTCTGGACTTCTTGAGGGTGATGGCAATCACCCATGGAAACTGCATCTAAGCAGTCTGCCTAGACGCATATCTAGGTCAGTCGCAGCTTCCTTGTTTCTCTTTCGGAAGAAGATACCATCTTCCACTATCCCTGGTGTAGGTGACTATGTCACTCGGATGAGTGCACCAGACTCGCGACCTCCTACGGACGACTTTAAGTTGTTCGCCAGTAAATATGTCAGGAGGATTTTCCGTGCGGGTTGGGATCGTGGATATGCGAAGAAGGTATCTTCCTCAGTCCTCCCCCCCTCTGCCGTTCTTGAGTGTAAACGGAGAGACGGTGGGGCTCGTGCCCTCCCTTCGTCCTTTCAGGACGCTATTAATTTTAGGGAGAAGGCACTGGGGCTTCAAACGGTCGAACCGTCGCCGCGGGTCAAGGCGTCGGTTGTGGAGACAGGCGGTAAACACCGTGTGGTTACAGTGGGCTCGGTGGATCGTACGATCCTTCGGCCTCTGCACCACGTGATCTACGATCACCTGTCGAAGCAGGACTGGTTGTTGCGGGGGGAAGCAAAACCCAAGTCTTTTGACACTTTTTCGCGGAAACGCGGGGAAGTTTTCGTGTCAGGAGACTATGAGTCAGCCACCGACAACCTCTCACTCTCTTTCTATCAGCATCTTCTACGTGAAGTGCTAGCGACCGCCAAGAACGTACCTAGTACGGTCAAGGAGTTCGCTCTTGGATGCTCGGCGTCTACGTTCGTAACGTTAGACAAAGAGACGCTTGAAATGAAAGAGGTGGGGCGTCAGCGTCGTGGCCAGCTCATGGGAAACTATCTCTCTTTTCCCTTCCTTTGTCTTGTCAATTACCTCACGTTTAAGTATTTCGTGAGGAGGAAGGTCCCTGTTAAGATTAACGGGGATGATATTGTTTTTCGTGGAACAGTATCGGAATATGAGAGATGGGCGGCGGGAGTAGGCGAGTCGGGGCTTGTTTTGTCGAAAGGAAAGACCTTGGTGTCAAAGGACTTCTTTTCGCTCAACTCGAGCTTTTGGCAAGCGGGTGCAAAGAAGGTGTATCGTATTCCTTACATACGCTCGACTTGCGCTTTTGGCACTCCCGAATCCTTGTCCGACTTAGTTGGACGCTACAAGGATGCGTTCCCGGGGTTTTGCGGAGATGCGCGAAGGTTTCTCCAGACGTCCTTCCTATGCAAGAATAGGAAGTTAATTTACAGGTCGTCTAGGTCACTCACGCGTGGTCTCGGATTGAGAGTTCCTCGATCCGTCTTGCTTGCGGCCGGTCTTTCAGACCGAGAAGATTTTTATCTTCGTCTGCCGCGAGAATCCCCTCCACCACCTTCTCCAACTGACAGTTGGACTATCCCTGTTCCGGGATGGTCTTGCGTGCCAATGGTGTCAGAAGGAGGTTTTCAACTCTCGAGTCGAAAATGGCGGTCGTACGCCAAGGAGATGGAGGGGAGGTGGTTCCAGGATGGATATGCCCACATTTGGTCGGGGGGTAGCAGCGCGGAAGTGCTGTCTCACCCCGCTGCCGAGTGGCGGGCATATTGGCATATTGTCAGGTCGTCGGGCGCCGTTTATCGGCGTCGCGTCCATCGGTCTCTTACAAGATTCCTTTTTATTCAACAAGGTACTAAGGTACGGCAGTTGAGCATGAAAAGATACCGAGAATGGATCGACCGGGGGGATGCATTCCTAGCTGCTGCGGAACCAGCTAAGAGGAAGTGCATGTGGCAGCCAATTGGGGAGTTTTCCCATCTGGAAAGGGAAGGGTGTTTCTCGCTCTGTGATATCGATGCGACTCGATACTAGAGCAGGGACGACGAAAGGTACGCTCGAAACGCTTAATCCTAGAGTAAAGGATCGGTCTCACAAGCCGAGTAAGCCAGTGTAAGCTGCGTTTGAAGTATCTCGAAAGTTGCCGTGGGTCCGTTGTTAGCGGACTGTCGTAGACAGAAGG